ATTAGTAAAAGCTACAGGTAAGAAGTTTTACAAATATGAGTTAACAAAAGGTACTTCAATGTTTACTGAAAACGTAGCATCGAATGTTCAAAATGGTACCTTATTTTTCACTCCTGAATTAACAATAATCTTAAACAAATTACAAGCGAATACAAGAAATGAAATTCTTTTATTAGCACAAAATAGACTTGTCGCAGTTGCTAAAGACAACAATGGTAAGTTCTTTATGCTAGGTAAAACAAGGTCATTGGATTTGACTGCCGGTAGTGCTGCAACAGGTACTGCTGAGGGAGACAGAAGTGGTTATACTTTAACATTCACAGGAGCTGAACCTAGTTTAGCACCTGAGGTTAATAGTACAGTAGCTGCTGCTCTTACAACTGCAGGATAGTTTACAGTTTTTCATAGTTAGTTCCCCTGCCTACTTTTCTAGGTGGGGGTTTTTGTATGTCAAAAAGTCAAGTTATTGACTTACTTTATTACAATATAAGTCAAATAATAGCTTTACATACTTGTTTTGTAAATATTATTATTATTGCTATTTATAATAGATGATACATTTAACTAAAGGACAGACCAATACAATTATAATGACTTTAACTGAAAAGCAGTTATTGATAACACCTAACTATTTATTTGTGTTTACAAATAGAAGTAGTAATAACATTATAAAATTTGTGGTTTTAAATACATCTGATTTAAGTTTATACAAGGATAGATACAATGAATTTACAATTGTTACTAACACTAGCTTTAGTGCTGCATTAGAGGGTCAATATACCTACGAAGTGTACGAACAAGCAAGTACTAGCAACTTAAATCCAACAGGCTTAAACAAGCTAGAAACAGGTATTATGTGGCTTTCAGGTTCAACCCTAACATATAACCAATATACAACAACAGACACTTATACAATTAGACAATGATAGATTTAAGAGTATTAACATTCGCAGAGGCTAGGCAACCTGAATTCAAAGAGAAGAAAGGTGTAGATGGTGGATATATTAAATACGGAGAAAATAACGATTATCCGGAATACATAGTTGACTTATACAATAAGTCATCAAAGCATAGTGCCATTATTAAAAGTAAGGTGCATTATATTACCGGCAATGGTTGGTCAGGTGAACCTGATGCACAGGCATTTATAGATAAAGCTAACAGGGTTGAATCTTTAAACGATTTAACTAGAAAGGTATCTTTAGATGTTGAAATATTTGGTGGTGCTTATTTAGAAGTTATTTGGGATTTAGCCGGTAACATTGCCGAGTTATGGCATTGTGATTATGTTAAGATTAGAACTAACAAAGACAATACACAGTATTGGTATAAGGAAGATTGGAAGGACAATAAGGTAAAGCCATCTGTTGTGGCTGCATTTAACCCTAAGCAACCAACAGGCAAACAAATTCTTTACATAAAAGAATACAGACCTAATATTGGTATCTATGGGTTACCTAGTTATTTTGCTGCCTTAAATTATATTGAATCGGACATTGAAGTTTCTAAGCATATCTTAGGAAATGCACAGACAGGGTTTTCTGCTAGTAAACTTATTACCTTACCAAATGGTGAACCTAATGATGAAGAAAAGCGCAACGTAGATAATAGATTAAGAAAAACTTATAGTGGTGCAGACGGTAAAAAATATATGATTGCATTTGTCAATGATATATCTAGGAAGCCTGTCGTAGATGATTTAGGTACAAGTGATTTAACAAAAGAAGATTTTGGCAGAGTAGATGAATTAATACAGACTAACATATTTAGTGGTCATCAGGTTACGACCCCATCAATTATGGGTATTGCAGAAGCCGGTAAGCTAGGCAGCAGAACAGAGATGCGTGATGGCTATGAGATATTTAAGAACACATATGTAAATGCTAAACAAATGCATTTAGAAAGTGTATTTAATATGTTAGCTAAATATAAAAATGTTACAACTGAAATAAAGATAATCCCTACTGAACCAATAGGAATTGAGTTTAGTGAGCAGACTATTAAAGAAGTAGCACCTAAAGAATGGATATTAGAAAAGATTGGTATTGATATGACTAAATACGCACCTACTGCTGAGGCAATAGTTCCGGCACAAGGCTTATCTGTTAATGAGCATATCAAAGGTTTAAAAGGTCGTGAGTGGCAGAATATGCAACGTATCATTCGTGAGTTTACTAAAGGTAAAATCAATAGAGAACAAGCTGCTGCAATGCTTAAAACAGGATATGCTTTAAGTGATGATGAAGTAAACACTTGGTTATGTTCTGATGAGATGGATGCTGAATTTGCAGCACAAGACTTTGGTGTGTTTTATGAATTTGGTGAAAGCAAGGATGCGTTTAATGTTTGGAAGTCTAAGAAAAGATTTAGTGATGAATCCGACTTTCATATGTTTGCTGATGTTACACAATTAGAATCAGACATATTAGACCAAATATCTAAACAAAAGGATGTAACCCCTGAGGTATTGGCAGAAGTTTTAGATGAAGATGTAAATACTATCAATTCAATATTAAAGGATTTAGAAGATAGAAATATCCTAAAAACTACTGAAACAAAAATAGGCAAAGGTATTAATAGCAATATAATTGTTTCAAGAGAATTAACGCAACCATTATCTAAAACAGTAGGCAAAGTAAAACCGGAAACAACTGAAATATTAGTTAGGTATTCTTATGATTGGATAGCAGGATTTAATAATTCTGATAAAACTAATAGCAGACCTTTCTGTGTAGCTTTACTAGATGCTAATAAAATTTATAGCAGAAGTGATATTGAAATGATGAGTGCAAGATTAGGATATTCTGTTTGGGATAGGAGAGGTGGATGGTGGAACGATAACGGAACTATAAGTGAATCTTGCAGACACGAGTGGAAAACAAACATAGTAACAAGAAAAAAATAAGAAATGTCATTAAATATATTATTCATATCAGTACAAGGGATAAAAGATAGAACCGGCTTACACGCAAACGTGGATGAAAAATTAATATTGCCGGAAATTAAAACGGCACAAGATATGTATATACTACCTGCATTGGGTAGTACATTATATAATAAATTGCAGAGTGCAATAAATGGTTCTACATTAAATGGTAATGAAACTATATTACTAAATAATTATATAGCAGATTGTTTGATTTATTATGTTATGAGTGAATTACCTATGGGGTTATCATATCAGTTTTATAACAAAGGTTTATTAAGAAAGTCAGGAGACAATACAGAGAACCCATCAATGCAAGATATGATTGATGTGGCTAACAGATACAGGACAAGAGCAGAATTTTACAAGCAAAGATTGATTAAGTATTTAAGACAAAACAATACTTTGTACCCTGAATATTTAAACTTTACAAGTGGGATAGATACAATCATTCCTGATTTAGAGGGTTATACTTCATCTTTATATTTAGAAGATGATAATGTTTATGAGAATAAAAACTTAGAACAAAAGTATCAGGGCAAAATAGGATGTTAATATGAGCAAAGAAGCGAACATTAAAAATCAAAATAAGCTAAAAGTTTATTTAGAAAAAACAAAAAATAATGGGATTAACACTAAATCAAATAGTAAAGCAAATAACAACATTCGGAAACAACCACGAGCAAATTAAGTTCGTGTATTTCGGTGATGTATGGGAAAGACTTAGCAATGGTGAGGTAACTTATCCTGCTATGTTTTTTAGTTTAGTAGATGCACAGATACTAACAAAGCAAATACAATATAATTTTTCTATCTATGTTATGGATAGAATGCTAATGGAAGAAACAAACGAGACAGAGGTATTAAGTGATATGACTTTAGTTGGTCAGGATATGGTGGCTAAATTAAGAGACCCACAATACAATTGGATTGCTAGTGATAATATGACATTATCATTTTATACTGAATCAGACCCTGATTATTTAGCAGGTGTTAAAATAGACTTTACATTAACATTATCTTCATTAAACGACACTTGTCAAATACCTACTAATGGAATCTAAAAAAATAAATCAACTAGCGACAGAGATGGCTCCGGCATCTACTGACTTAACAATCATAGGTGACCCAATAACAGGTGTTTCTAAAAAGGTAACATTATTACAGATAGCTGATTTATTTTCAACTATTGGAACAGTTACAAGCGTAGGTGTTACTGAAACAGGGGATGCTTTAACGATAACCGGAAGTCCAATAACAAGTGCAGGAACAATTAATATAGGATTTGCAGGTGCTGCTTCTCAATATGTACGAGGTGATGGTGCATTAGCAGATTTCCCTACATCAACAGGTGGTGGTAGTTCGGTTTCTTATTATCTTAATTCAAGTGTAAGTCAAGGTACTATTGGTGGTGTTGCTTATAGACAATTAAGTAAAACACCTATTGCTGGTGCAGGAACGGATATTACCATTTCAGCTAATGGATATGTAGCAAGTTATATAACTGATGCAAATGACCCTGCTTTATTAGAAGTCCCTGCAGGAAACTTTAATTGTGAATTATATTTTAGCGTAAATTCTAATGCTCATAATCCTTATGTTTATGCAGAACTTTATAAATATGACGGAACAACTTTTACATTACTAGGTAGCAGTCAGTCAATACCTGAATATTTAAAAAATGGGACAACATTAAGTTCTTATTATTTTGCTATTCCTGTGGCTACAAGTGTTTTAACAATAACTGATAGATTAGCATTTAGAATTTATGCTAATGTAGATACAAGAGTAGTTACTTTACATACAGAAAATAGTCATTTATGTCAAGTAGTTACAACTTTTTCTAAGGGATTAACTACGTTAAATAACTTAACAAGACAAATACAATTTTTAGCAACAGGCACAAGTGGAACAGACTTTGCTATATCAAGTTCAACTGCAACGCATACTTTTAATTTACCTACGGCTTCGGCTGCAAATAGAGGTGCTTTAAGTAGTGCAGATTGGACAACGTTTAACAATAAACAAAATGCATTAGGTTACACTGCAGCAAACGATGCTTTAGTAGTGCATTTAGCAGGAACGGAAACAATTACAGGAGTAAAGACATTTACAAATTCTAATATATTTTCAGGTAATAATTTATTTACTACATATCCAAATAGATTTAATGAAGGTATTGGAATAAAAGAAACTGCTTCATACGGAACGATAAGTGGATATACAATAATTGCAGGAGCAACAAATGGATTATCTTTATATTTAGCAAGTGGTGGTATTAAGACTTTTGCTTTTACAAGTGGAACTTCTAATAATACTTTTACTTTCCCTAACGCAACAGGAACGGTTGCTTTAACAAGTGACTTAACAGGTGGTACTGTAACAAGTGCAGCCTTATCAGCACCTACAGGATTTAGCGTATCAGGCAGTCCTGTGACTACAACAGGAACTTTAGCTTTAGCTTTTGCAGCAGGGTATTCTTTACCTACAAATGCAAGTCAAACGACTTGGGATACTGCTTATACAAATAGAATAACAAGTTTAACTACAACAGGGAATAGTGGTTCAGCTACTTTAGTTTCAAATACTTTAAACGTACCGACTTATACCTTAGCCGGTTTAGGTGGTATATCTTTAACTTCTTTGAGTGCTACAACTCCATTAAGTTATAATAATACAACAGGAGCATTTAGCATTCAAGTTGCTAACACTTCACAAGATGGATATTTAAGTTCTACTGATTGGAATACTTTTAATTCAAAGCAAAGCACAATAACAAATCCGGTAACCGGCACAGGGACAAGTGGACAGGTAACTTATTTTAACGGTACTTCAAGCGTAACAAGTTCTAGTAACTTTAAGTTTGACGGTACTAATTTAACAATAGGGAACCCAAGTTCAGCATTGGCACAGTTGCACGTTTACAATGCAAGTGCGGCTGCAACTATATTACTACAAACAAATAGCACAACTGACTATTCGGAGATAGCAGTAAGAAACAATAGTTCAACGGCTACTTCTTATTTTAGACAATATTCAACGGCTGCAACAGGAAGTGACTTTGGTATATCAAGAGCAGGGTTAGCTTTGTTCTTTAGTAACTATGCTACTAACTTTGCAATAGGAACTAGAAACGGTGGGGATTTAATATTAGGAACGGCTGATACCGAGAGAGCAAGGATAACAAGTACAGGCATTTTTGGAATTGGAACTGCATCACCGAGTGGTATTTTAGATGTGCAAAAAAACCAAAATGCTACAACGAACGTATATTTTAGAAATACCGATACTACAAACACAAATAGCAGAAACATACTAAACGTAATAGCCGGTAACGTTACTTTACAATTACAAGCAATTAATGCTGACAATGTTTATATTGGGCCAACAACTGCGGTAACTACATACTTAGGTTATAATAACCTTACAACTTTATCCTCCACAGGAGCAGCTACATTCTCAAGTAGTGTAACGGCAACGGGAGGATTAATATCAAATGGTGGAAGTATTGGATATGGTGGTGGAGAAATAGGATTAGGAGCATCAAGTTCAGGTTCAGTAGGAATTTACACAAATGCAACAGGTTCTCCAACAATGTATTTTGACCATAGAGGGACAAGTAATACAGGTAGTTTCATATTTAGAAATGGAACAGGTGGTGCAAACACTTTACTTACCATAGCATCCACAGGAGCAGCTACATTCTCTAGTAGTGTAACTGCAACTCAAATAACTTCAAACTATGCGGGGAAAGATGGATTAATTGTTTCAGATACTACAACACAAGCTGCAGGCGTTGGGGGCTCTATATTATTTAAAGGTGTATATACAAATGGAGGTTCACCTTTATCTTTTGGTAGAATTTCATTAATGAAAGAGAATAGTACAAATGCTGATTATTCTTTTGGAATGGGATTTTATACAAGTGCTAATAATGGAAGTAATCCAAGCACTAATCCAAATGTGTATATAGCAGGTTCAGGCAATGTAGGTATAGGAACAAGTTCGCCTAATCTTACTGCTGCAAATAGAACTGTTTTAGATATTAATGGTACTTCAACAAGTTTAATTGCATTAAGTAGTGGTGGAACTTATAAGTGTTACATTTTTAATGATGGAACTAATATAGAATATTTTGCTACGGGTTCAACTTTTATTAATTCAACTAGCAATACAATATTTAAAACAAGTAGTACGATAGAGGCTATGCGTATTACAAGTGGGGGGAGTTTATTAGTTGGAACTACAACAAATGCAGGTAATTATAATTTAGTTGCTACTAATGCATACGCTAAACAATTTCTTGCACTTGGAGTAAATGATGATGGTAGATATATTGGTCAGGGAGACCAAATTTCAGGAGCATTTCAGTCATACGATTTAACTATTGTAAACTATGCAACAAGTGGTAGAGTAACAATTACTAATGGTACTACAGGGGTTTACTTGGCAAATGGTGCAACTTCTTGGAGTACATTTTCAGACGAAAGATTAAAAAACATTAATGGCAATATTGAAAATGCAGTAGAAAAATTATCTAATATAAGAGCAGTAGATTATAGTTGGAAATTAGATAAAACACAAAAACATAATTTAGGTCTTATAGCGCAAGACGTACAAAAGGTATTCCCTGAAGTAATAGATATAAGCAAGGGATTTATTGAAAATGATGAAACTGAATATTTAAGCGTAAAATATACTGAATTAATACCTGTTTTAATAGCTGCAATACAAGAACAACAAAAACAAATAGAAGAATTAAAAGCAAAAATTAATGGATAAATTATTTGTAGATTTAACAACGCATAATGGTAATTTAATAGGAAATTTAAAACAAAATAAAATGAGTACAACTTACAATTGGGTAATCAATCAAATGGACACCAAACCTCAAGAGGATGGTTTAATGGATGTAGTAGTAGTAGTTCACTGGACTAGAACGGCTGAACAATTTGTAGGGGGTGAGCCTATTAATGTTTCAAGTTACGGTACTATGAATTGCACTACTCCAAGTGAAACGGATTTTACTGCATACCCTGATTTAACACAGGCGCAAGTTTGCGGTTGGTTAGAAAATGGGCTAGATACGGAGACAATAGATTTAAACCTAGACAAGCAAATAGAGAACATTATTAATCCACCGATTATAATTTTGCCACTCCCTTGGTCAAATCCAACTATTTAATTATATCTTTGTAAAAAAATAAATATTATGATTACATTAAACGAGCAACAAGTAAAAGAATTAGAACAATTTATTAACACTATTCCTACTGCTTATGGATTGCCATTATTACAATTCTTAGGCAAATTAGCACAGGAGCAGAATCCACAAACAGAAGCAAATGATTTTACTAACAATCCAAATGACCCAAACGCAGGGTTAGGATAATTTTTTAAACAATGACACCACATAGCAATCAAGCCGACATAGGCACAGGTATAAGCCTTTTATCAGCTATCGTAAGTATTTCAACAGTTCAGCCGATTATAACATTAATTGCCGGTTTGATTGCTATCATTTCAGGGGTAATGGCTATTAGATATTATTACAATGCAACTAAAAAAGTAAAAGATGAAATTCCTAAATAGCATATATGGGTCTTGGGTTAAGATATTCCTTTCAGCAATATTAACTATGGTGATTGCTAAGGGTGATATATATTCGGTTACATTAAAAGAATGTTTTAGTGCAGGTGTTATTTCAATCCTGCCGATAATTGTAAACTACTTAAACCCACACGATACTAGATATGGGAAACAAGACTAAGATATTTATTGTTTATTTAATATGCTTATTTTTAACAATAGTATTAGGATGTAATCCAATAAAGAAAGCTGAAAAGACAGTTTTAAACAATAGAGAAAGCAGCGAAAGGGTATTCAGGGAATTAGAAAAAACAAGACCCTGTGCTAATGATACAACAGTTATTAGCATTTCGGACACACTTTATAAAACAGATACGGCAATAGACTATAAAGTAGATACAATAAACAATGTTGTAACATTGACAGAGAAGGGAAAAATAATTTATAAGACTAAGACAATAATAGAAACTAAAACTGCGTTTATAGTAGATAATCGTAGATTGGCAATAATGGCTGATTCGGTGCGTTTCTACAAGGTTTCTTTGCAGGATAGTATAAACACTAGCAAAAAATGGAGAAGCCGGTTTTGGTGGCTTATATTGGGTTTAGTTTCATACATAGGAATTAGAAGATTATTTTTAACATACATTAATAAAATAATATGAAAGACCAAATCACATTAGATAGGATTAATTTATTACATCCTAAGTTAAAAGAAGATGCTTTAAAAATATATGATGAAATAGTAGCTGCACTTAATGGTTCGGCTATTTGTCGTTTTGCATATACCCTAAGAACATTTGCTGAACAGGATGCATTATATGCACAGGGCAGAACAAAAGCCGGTGCTAAGGTTACAAACGCACGAGGCGGTCAATCATATCACAATTACGGATTAGCAATTGATATTGTGTTATTAGTAGACAAAGATAAAAACGGCACATATGAGACTGCAAGTTGGGATATTAAAACAGACTTTGATGGTGATGGCAAAGCTGATTGGATGGAGATTGTAGCAATATTTAAAAGATACGGATTTGAATGGGGAGGGGATTGGAAATTTGTAGATAGCCCACACTTTCAAAAAACATTCGGCAAATCAGTTAACGAATTATTATCCTTACATACAAATAACAAAGTCGATAAAAACGGCTTTGTACTAATTTAAATTTATGCTTAAAACCAAACGTAGAAGGCTTTACTTTGATTGTGAAGTGTCAGCGAACGTGGGTTTATTTTGGCAGTCGGGTTACAAACTACAAATAGGAACGGAGAACATTATCAAAGAACGTGCTATTATTTGTATCTGCTATAAATGGGAAGATGACAAAGATGTATATTATCTGCAATGGGATAGCAAACAAGATGATAAAAAGCTATTGCAAGAATTTATTAAGGTTGCAAATGAGGCTGATGAATTAGTAGGTCACAACGGAGACAAGTTTGATTTAGCGTGGATAAGGACAAGGTGTTTGTTTCATAGGATTGATATGTTTCCAACATACAATACAATAGATACTTTAAAAATAGCTAGGTCTAAATTTAGATTTAATTCTAACAGGCTTGATTACATTGGTAAATTCTTAGGCTTAGGTCAAAAGAATCATACTAACTTTGATTTATGGAAAGACATAATGCTAAAGAATTGTAAAAAAGCAATGAACACAATGATTGATTATTGCATTCAGGATGTGGTTTTATTAGAAGCAGTTCATAAAGAATTAAACAATCATATACCGGCTAAGACCCATTATGGAGTTATCTTTGGAGCAGACAGAGGCAGTTGCCCTGAATGTGGGAGTGATGATTTAGTAAGAAAAGACAGAAGAATTTTAGCAAGTGGAGTTATTAAATTAGTTTTGCATTGCAATACCTGTGGGAAATATCACAATAAAACAGACAAATAATATGCGTTACCCTAAAAACTTTAATAAGATGACAATTGTAGAGCAAGAGATTTGGCTAGTTAAAAAACTATCTGAACTATATACTGAGGAGAATAGTATAAAAAAAGCATTGGCAAAGGTAAGGGGTGGCAGCAAATACGAAGTCAAAGAAGTTGACAGACCTGATGAATTATTATTAAAGTCGTGAAGAAAATAAAAGTCATATATAGAAAGTTAGGCAGACAAAAGGTCTATGGCTTTGCTCATTGTGGTTTTAACCAAATTGAAATAGACAGTCGTGTAAAATCCAAAAAGCATTTGGAGTTAATCATACACGAATCTATGCATATTCTTTTTCCTGAGGCTGAGGAAGAAGAAGTAGAATCTAAAGCCATTATCCTTTGCAATACAATATGGGGGGAGCACTACAGGAGGGTAGACAATTCTAGGTCTTTGCCCTTACAGGATGGCAGTAAGTAGCCGCTTATCCTTACATTTTACCGTTCATCACATTTTTTAAAAATAAGTGCATAGTATTTGAATATTATGTACATAAGGTGTATATTTGCTTGTCATTAATTGATAATCAAAACAAAAAACTATGCAAGAAAACACCAAAATTGATTTACTAATTTACGCTATTAAAAGCCAATTATTAGTAGTAAACGATTCAGAACTAATTGTTTACAAAACCTTAAAATCTATATTAGATTTAGCCGAGGCAATTAAAAATCAAAAACTTTAAACTATGAGTAAAATCTACGAAAACTACAAAACAGTTGCACAATCAGGATTAGGGATAGGAAACTTTTATAACATTACTATAACTGATTTTGATATAAAATTTCAGGGTCATAATAGTATTGAAATAGTAAAACTATGCCAAGCTCTTGGATATGAATTTATATGGGATAATAAAAATAATTTTCTTATATCAGAAAATAAAGAAATATTTATTTGCTTAACTTAAAAAACATAAACTATGAACACACTAGCAATTTGGGAAGTCGCACCATCTAAAAGCGAAATTGAAATATTAGCACAGAACGTGGCTAATGAATTAAATGATGGCACAATGAAAGCCGAAGATGTAGCTATTAAAATTTCAGTAATGGAAAACTTTACTAAAACATTAAGAGCAAAAAGTGAAGAACACATTATAGACTTTTTAGACAAATGCCCTAAGGGTAAGTATGATTATCTAGGAGCAAGTCTAAGCCTTAAAGATTCACAGACTTACGACTATGCATCTTACTCTCCAAGATGGGCTGAATTACAGGCACAAATAGATGTCTTAAAAGAAGAACAAAAAGAAATAGAGGAGACCGGCAAAAAGTTTGAACGTGGTCAAATACCTTTAAAATCTTACAAGCAATCATTTACAATAACTTTAAACAAATAACTATGAACCTAGTAAACATTCAGGCAGAATTAAAAGTGCCAAAAAATCAAATGAACGCATTTGGTAAATATAAATACCGAAGTGCAGAGGACATTATCGAAGCAGTAAAACCTATCTTAAATAAATACAAGACTGCATTAGTAGTAAGTGATGAAGTGGTGCAGGTAGGAGATAGGATTTATATAAAGGCTACTGCAACCCTGTTAGATAATACTGACAATCATATATCGGTTAATGGTTGGGCTAGGGAAGAAGAAGTAAAAAAGGGAATGGATGCAGCACAGATAACAGGCAGCGCATCAAGCTACGCAAGGAAGTATGCTTTGAACGGTCTATTTGCTATTGATGACACAAAGGATGCTGATGCAACCAATGACCATAAAGACGAAGTAGGTGAGGTTAAAAGGATGGAATTAATTACCAAACTAGAAAAGACTACTTGGGATGAAGCTATGAAACAAAAGGTAGCTATTAAGATAAGTGCTATCACTACATCAGAGCAATATGAAAAGGCATTAAGAACTATTAATCAAAATCAAAACTAATATGGAAAATATTTGGGGAATAAAAGTTAGTAGAATATCTTTACCTAGTGAGAAACTAAGTTTTAATGATTGGGTAAGAGCATTAAATGTATCTAGCAATTACCGTAGTAATACTAACAATAACGCACATTTTTTAAACAGTCAATATAATTTTTCTTTAATTAAAAACAAACAAAATGACACAACAAACGCAGGTGCTTAATCACCTTAAAAAAGAACCATTAACACCATTAGTGGCATTAAGAAAGTACGGAACATTAAGACTAGCAGCATTAGTATTTAACCTAAGAGATGAGGGTTATAATATCAAAACCAATATGGTTAATGTTGGAACTAAAAGCAAACCTAAAACGGTTGCACAGTATTCACTTTTAAAAAATAAAAACTAATGAATAGCGAAGTAAAAAAGAAGTATGGTGCTTGGAAAAAGCAGACTGCTAAGGGTGAAGTGATTAGCTTTACAATCGAGGATAAAAAGTATTCAATGTGGGTTAACACCTATAAGACACAAGCTAACCATCCTGATTATCAAATCTATGAGGATAATTTTAAGCCGAAGGAGGACTTACCATTTTAATTATGTCACTACAAAAAGAGATATATGAAGCTAATAAAATGCGAAAGTATGGTATTAACAAAGGAATCAAACCAACTAATATAGTTGATATGGTTGAAGAAATGTTTAATACTGATATTAAAGTTAGAAACAGAAAACAAACAACTGTATTTGGTAGACAGGCAGCAGCATATTTATTACGAGTATATACTAAATTAAGTCTAACAGAAATTGCAAATTATGTAGGAATTACTCATCATACTACAACCTTGTATTCTATTAAAAAATGTCGAGATTTGATGGAGACAGAGGTATGGTACAAAGAAAAAATCTTACAAATTAGTACGGAATTAGATGAATATAATTTATATTTGTCTGCAAACAAAAACTAAGTCGCATTTAGTTTAAGAACAATATTAGGGGGAGGATGAACTGCTTATGCGACAAGCAGGAATTCTGAACCCTATTTTTATTTTATGAATAACAAATCTTTTTATTTTAGTCACGACTACAATGCAGCTTATGATGAAAAAATACTTTATTTAAGGTCAAAGTATGGTATGGAATCATACGGTCTTTATTGGTATTTTATAGAACTTTTACATCAAAGTCCTAATTCAAAATTAAAGTGCAAATTTATTGATGGCATATCTTATCAGCTTAACATTGATATAGATAAGATATTACAGTTCTATAACATATGCATAGAAACCGAATTATTTGTTACAGATGGTGAATTTTATTGGAGCCAAAGGGTTTTAGAAAATAAGGAAATGCAGGATGAAAAAAGAAAATCAAAATCACTTGCCGGTAAAAAGGGAATGGAAAAGCGTTGGGGTTCAAGTAGTTATAACACAACTATAACAGAAGATAACACCTGCATAACAAAACATAACAAAGAAAAGGAAAGTAAAGTAAAAGAAAGTAAAGTAAATAATAAAGAATTATTAATAACTAACATAGAAGAATATAAAATTTTACTAGGTGATTGTTATGATGAATTTTTAGAATATTGGTGTGAGCCGGATAAAAATGGTAAATTGCGTTATGAACTTGAAAAGTTCTTTGATGTAAAACGCAGAGTAAATACTTGGATAAAAAATAAACTACGTTATGGAAATACAAAAACATTTAAACCAACTGCCACAAGTCAGGAACGAATGGCATCCCTTAAAGAGTGGGTCAATAGCTGATAACGAAATAGCTGATGCTTTTAAAGGCAGCAAGTTAAATCTTATTTCACCTGTCACTTTAAAGGAAAATTTAGCTTACATCTTCACTTTGCTAGGATTTACAAAATATCCGGACAAAGATGAAATGATGATTATTGAGGATTTTATTAGGACTAGCTACCCACTATACACCATTGAAGAATTTAGGATAGCTTTTAAAATGGCAGTACAGGGGAAGTTAGATTGCAGTACCGAGCACTACGAAAAGTTCAGCCCTAAGTTTATCGGTCAGGTTATGACAGCCTACACAAAAAAGGCAATAGAAGTTAGGAAAATGATAAAACCTATTTTAAGCCCAATAGAGCCCCCTAAATTATCGGATGAGGACATAGTATCATTTACCCAAAAAGAGTGGCTACAATCGCCTAAAAATGACTTTAACAGGGTTTTTAATGCTGATAAGGTATTCGCCATATTGCTAAGACAGGGAAAACTTAAATTTGAACCTAGCGAAATGTTGCAAATTGTCAGGATGGTTCGTAAGGATAACCTGCTAAAACTAAATAAGTTATACGGACATGATGCTAAAGAATTTAGTAAAAGGATAAAGGATGATAATTTTATTGATTCACAATGTAAAAAACTAGCTTTAGTAAAATATTTTGAAAATCTATCAGGTTAAATATGAGAAACAGGGGATTCAAAAATATGCATACACTCCTGATTTTATAAACTATTATGCATCACATAAAGACGTAAAAACAAAAACAAATTTAATAACAGAGAAAAAAGAATTTTATGAGGAAGTGCAAAAAATGTGGAATGACAAAAAAGTATAATGAATTTAAAATTGAGAAAAACAATTTAACAGGATTTAGTTTAGTTACTTGTGCCGACTGTCATAGACATATTGAAAAAACAAAGTATAGAAATAAAATTAAAGAAACAATAATAGCATTTTAAAAACAATCAAATATGAAAACAGCAATGGAACTAGCATTAGCAAGAATTGAAATGTTATATATTGAAAAAGATAGCATTCATTGGGAAATGTTTAAGAATGATTGTATGGAAAAAGAAAAAGAGCAAATAATGAATGCTTATTGTGATGGTGCTAAAGGTGGAGCAAATGGTACTAAAGGACAACACGAATTTGGATGGGTATCAAGACATACAAGAAAAAAATACTACAACCAAACCTATAACCAAAACAAATAACCTATGAAATTAAGATTAGTAAAAATGACTGATTCAAGAGATTATACAATGTTTTATCAAATACAACGCAAAACATTTTTTTTTGGATGGGTAGCATTAGGAACTAGAAATAATGGTACTAAATCAACTTTTAACAATTTAGAAGAAGCACAAAATCATTATAAGGCACATTTACAAAAACAATTATATAAAACACAAGTAATTGAAACACAATAACCAAAACAAATAACCTATGACACCAAAAGAAAAAGCAAAAGAATTGGTATTAAAATATGAAAAATACTTTAATAATATTTATACAAATTTTAAAGCTCAACAATGTGCATTAATAGCAGTAGATGAAATATTAGAATTAGATAACCAAAATACCTACAACTATTTAACTGAAAGTAAAGAACATTTAATAGTACAACTTGCTGATAATTATTGGACAGAAGTTAAAAATGAAATACAAAAATTATAATGGACATATCAGCTAATGACCTTACTAAGTGGGCAAAGAAAAATTTAGAATTTATTGGATGCCGACTTAATAGAGTGAATAATATTCCATACGGTAAAAGAAAAGGAACGATAGAAAAAGGATGGGCAGACCTGCAAGGTTACACATCTGATGGTAAATATTTAGCAGTAGAAGTTAAAAAATTAGGAGACAGGTTAAGCCCTGAACAAAAAGAAAGATTACAAGATATTCATAATTGTAACGGAATAGTCTATATTTGTACCGAAAAGGAAAATAAACCGGTACTAATTGAATGGACAAAAATAAAATTATAGAGCAATATTGGCTTAATGAAGAAGTCAATCAGGCATTTGCAAAGATGCAGCCGGAAGAATTGCAATATGATTTAAAGATGGAAGTGTTTTTAGTGCTGCTTGAAATGGATGAAAGCAAATTATTTGGATTATATGAAAGGAATGAAATAAGGTTTTACATAGTAAGGACTATGCTTAATATGATTAAATCAGATAGAAGTCAGTTTTGGAAGAAGTACAGGAATTACACAGAGTATAAAGAAAAGGAATTGCCGGATGTAGAAAATTATTGTGTTATTGATGTGATGGAAAAAGGAATAGAAAAGCTGCATTGGTATCAAAAGGAAATATTAAAACTATATACTTTTGATTTTAATAAGAACGCAAAAGAGTTAAGCAGACATACTGGCATACCATATATGTCAATCATTAGAACACTAAAACAAACAAAAACTGAACTGAAAAAACACATAAGGAAATGATTCAAATAATTATAACAAGCATATGTGCATCATTATTTTTTAATACTATACACAACCTACACCGTAAGTGGGGAGTCGATTTCAAACCTTTCAATTGTGGAAGTTGTTTGGCTGCGTGGATTGGGGTCATACTATACTTTACACCTGAACTGATTGTAAACATAGCTAGTGTATTATTTATATCAGGATTTTTAGCACCGATTGTAGAAACATTAATTTATAAGATATGGAATTAGAACACAGACAATATTTAAAAGAGCATTATAATAATTACGAAACTGCTTTAAGTGGCTATGTAAGGAATTTAGATTTGAGCATAATGAAAATGTATGAGCATATTTATAGGACTTATATTGACAAAGGATTTATTTTAACTATTTGGTGTGGTAACTGCCGGATGGATATGGTGTTAAGATTATATGCTTATTATGAAAAAGCATTAGAACAGGATTTGACTATGAAACAAATTACCGAACCAAAGAAGCGTGGTCGCAAACCAAAGACTAATGGCTAATTATATACATCCAACTGCAATTATTGGTGACAATGTTATACTAGGTGATAACAATTACATAGGTGCTTATTGTATTATAGGAGACCCTGCAGAACATAAGAAGTATTGGGATAAGCCTAAGGGAAAAGTTATCATAGGGAATAATAATATTGTTACCGGATTGGTTACAATTGATGCAGGGACAGAGCAAGTAACTTATATTGGTGATAATTGTTTTATTATGAAACACGCACATATTGGACACGATTGCACTATAAATAATAATGTTACAATAAGTTGTGGTGCTAAAATAGGTGGACATTCCGTAATAGGTGAAAATTCAAACATAGGATTAAATGCAGTACTTCATCAATTTAGCAATATACACATTGGTTGTATGATTGGAGCAAGTGCATTTTTTAAAGGGGAATCAGAACCATATTCAAAGTATGCAGGTGTACCGGCAAAAAAAATAGGACAAAATAAACCACGATGAACGCAGTAATATTTTTAAACTATCAGAATGATAGTGTAGCTACATTAGGTAGTAACTTAATAAATGCCGGTTCAGATATTCAGCAGCTTATTATAGTTAAAGAAAAAGGGATAGCCAATGCTCTTAATGTAGGGTTAAATAAAATAGACTTTAGCAATATAGAATATGTAACACTATTAGCCAATGATATACTAGAACCGGACAATTGGTTATTAATGAGAAATGAATTTTTGCAGGATAAGACAATAGGCATTTGTTCAATTTCATTAGATGGCTTTTCAGGTGATTCATTAGATTTGATTGGTAACTTCACAATAACAAAAGAGGCTATAAAAAGAGTAGGTGCATTCAATCAAGAGTTAGACCCATATGGTGCAATTGATTTAGATTATTGCACACGAGTAAGGGCAGCCGGATTGCATACTAAATTTATCCCATCTACTAGAGCCTTGCACATAGACCAAAATGGTAGTGACAAATATGGTTACAATAAAATGGACTTAGTAAAAAAGACTTGGGATTTACATAATGATAATGTATGTAATTACTCAAACGGAAATAAAGCATACTACCTACCACTATGAGAATACTAGCAGTAACAAGCAAATTTAGTGGGGTTGGCTATCATAGAATAATGATGCCTTTAGTTAATATGAAAAAAGACTATTGTATGATTACAGATACGATTAATGAATTAGTATTTGATAACAATTATGACATAGTTATATTCAATAGGTTTTTAACATCCACAGATGCAAAGCTATTAGTTAAGATGAAATTAAAATATGATTTTAAATTAATAGTAGATAATGATGACTATTGGATTTTACCCCCATCTCACGTTTTATATGAAAGGTATAAAGAAAGCAATATATCAGAAGTCATAACAGAATATATGCGAGTGGCTGACCTTTGCACCTGCACACACGAAAGGTTGGCAGATGAAATATATAAGTATAATACCAATGTAGAAATCCTGCCTAATGCTTTACCTTATGGCAAAGAACAATTCCAAGATGACAAAATAGATTCTGATATGGTCAGATTGTTTTGGTCAGGTTCAGGTACACACGCACCTGATATGGATATATTACGCAACCCAATTAAGAAAATTAACTTCCCTATAAAGACAGTTATTGCCGGTTATAATCTAGGGGAGAAACATATTTGGGATAGAATGATAGGAGTGTTCACCAATGGCTTAAAGTTAAATCCAACTATCTATGACTATGCAGGAGTGACTAAATATATGGGTGCTTATGCTGATTCAGATATTAGTGTTATCCCTTTGGTAGATAATAAGTTCAACGCAATGAAATCTAATTTAAAGGTATTAGAAACTGCATCCAAAAGGAATCCGGCTATTGTTAGCAACGTACATCCTTATAAAGATATGCCGGTATGCTATGTAAATAATCAAAAGGATTGGTATTATTGGATTAAACTTTTGACATTTGATGATGCAGCTAGGATTGAATACGGTCAGAAACTATTTGAATACTGTGACAGGGTATATAACTTTGACGCTATAAATAACAAGAGATTTGCTATTTATAATAAATTGATAGGTAATGCCAATATATAAATGTAGCAACGGAAAATATAGAATAGGTACAGGTGGATGTGTATATGATACGCACAAAAAAGCTGCAGAAGTATGGGCAGCAATCCTTGCTAGTGGTAAAATGGCAGCTAAAAAAGTAAGCTATGATTATGATGGTGTACTAAGTACAGATGCCGGAAAAGAAAAAGCAAAGAGAGATATTGCATCAGGTAATTTAGTTTATATTATTTCAGCAAGAGGAGACAAAGAAACAATGCTAGGTACTGCAAAAGATTTAGGAATACCGGCAGACAGAGTTTATGCAACAGGTTCAAATAAGGCTAAGGTTGAAAAGATTAGTTCACTAGAAATAGAAATTCATACTGATAATAACCCTGATGTAATTACGGAAGTAAATGCATTACCAAATGCAAGAGGAGTTAAATTTGAAGAAACATACTAAGATATACTTAGATTACTTTGGATATGGAATAGAGGATTTTATCCCTTGTGAAAGTTGTGGTGCAAAAGGACAAGACATACATCATATCGAAGCTAGGGGAATGGGGGGAAGCAAAGAGGCAGACAAGATAGAAAACCTTATGGCATTATGCAGATACTGTCATACAGTTATGGGTGATACTAAAACACATATGGAATATTTAAAAAATAAACATAAAGAGAAATTAGATGGCAAAGGGTAAAAACGATTCAACAAAATTAACATTTGGCAAAAGAAAAACAGGACAGGCAAAGAAATCTTATAACAAGCATTCACCTAAACCAAAACCTTACAAAGGACAAGGGAGATAATAATATGAAACAATGGCTTAAAACATTTTGCAGGTTATATATCAAATGCCAAAACAATCAATTCATTGGTAAATTCTAACTATGATAATACTACCTGCACAAATAGAAGGATTAACTTCTAGAAAAGACAAGACTATTAAAGTAACATTTGGCACACAGGAACTATCCCCAAATGATGCAGCGCAGATATTCCAACTGAATCAAAAGTTTTGCTATATAGCTATCAAAGAAGAAACATTTCAGCCGGATGAACTTGATAACATAGATAGCATTAAGACAGACCTAGAAACAAACAAAACCCCATCACAAAGATTGAGGGGTATTTTATATATTAGCTATCAACAAGATAGCGAGGGTTACAAAGATTTTATGACTTACTACATAGGTAAGATGGATAAACTTTGTGAGCATTTTAAATCTAAATTAGATAAATAAACAGAACAATAACAGAATGAGCAAAGAAGATTTAATACCATTTGTAAAGGGTCAATCAGGCAATCCAAATGGCAGACCTAGAAAATATGTTAGCCTATTAAAAGAACAGGGCTATAAGCTATCAGAAATTAATGATAGCATTCAGGCTTTGATGTCTATGGATGAAGAAGAACTAAGAACAGTTAGCACAAATGACAAAGCAACAGTATTGGAAAAGACAGTAGCTAAGGCTATCCTAAAGTCTATGAGCAATGGCAGCTTATACTCATTAGACACTTTACTTACTAGAGTGTACGGTAAGCCTAAAGAGCAGATGGATATTAAGTCAGATAATAAAATAGAAGTAATCTTTATTGATGGTAAAACCATTTTATAGTGCAAATATTTCTACCTAACCCACACCCTAACCAACAGAAAATACTAGAATGCGACAAGCGTTTCAGGGTTGTGATGTGTGGTCGTAGATTTGGTAAGTCAGAATTATCACAGATACTTTCAGTAGCCTATGCCGTTAAAGGGCTTTCTGTTGCTTATATAACCCCTACTTATGGATTGGCTAAGGTTTTCTTTGCAAAGCTAACTGAATCCCTAGAACTGCCTAAAAACAAGTCTGACCTTAAAATAGATTTCCCTAATGGTGGGCAGGTAGAATTCTTTACAGGTGAACGATTAGATAATCTTAGAGGTCGTAAGTTTCATTTAGTTATAATAGATGAGGCATCTTTTATCCCTGAGTTAGAATCCGGATGGCAAAATAGTATTAGACCAACGCTAACCGATTACAAGGGTAAGGCTATATTCCTTTCAACCCCTAGAGGTAAGAACTATTTTTATAGTCTGTTTATGAAAGCCGGTGAGAATGATTGGGCTTCGTTTAAGTTTACTAGCTATGACAATCCTTATATTGACCCACAGGAAATTGATGAAGCTAGGATGCAATTGCCAAATGTAGTATTTGAGCAGGAGTATATGGCTAACCCTAGTGAGAATAGTGCGAACCCATTTGGTAACAAATTTATACAGGATTGCACAAAGCCTATGAGCAATCAGCCGGTAGTGGCATTTGGGATTGACCTTGCAAAGTCAGTAGACCATACCGTAATCATAGGGCTTGACAATAACGGTAACGTGGCTTATTTTGACAGGTATCAAATGGATTGGCATAATACTAAGGAAAATATTAAACGGCTGCCTAGATGCCCTATATTAGTAGATAGCACCGGAGTTGGTGACCCTATCCTAGAGGACTTACAAAGGGAGGGAATAGCCATTGAGGGATTGAAGTTTACGAGTTCAAGTAAGCAGCAGCTAATGGAGGGTCTTGCTACTGCCATCCAACAAGGCAGGATAGGCTTCCCTGAGGGAGCAATCACAAATGAGTTACAAGTCTTTGAGTATCAGTTCACAGCTAATGGGGTTAAGTACTCTGCACCATCAGGATTTCACGATGACTGTGTTATGGCATTGGCTTTGGCTTGGAATAATTACAGTATGAAAAGGGGTAACGGCAGATACTCATTCGTATAATCAATCATAAGAAGTTGCTTTATAGTGCAACTTTGAGCCGTATTTGATTGATAACCGGCTCATTTACCGTTCATCCCTGATATTTACCGTTCATCACAATTATTTAAAATAGTTAGCAATATGTTTGGATTGTGTATATAAGTTGTAGTATATTTGATTTATCAAACAAACAGAGAGGCACTCTTAAAACTGCAACACTATTTATGAAAAATCAACAATTTGAAACAATCAAAAATTTTATTGAAGAAGAAGTTAGTAGCACAAACTTAATGTTAGCTTGTCGTATTGCTTTAAAATTAATGCCTTATTCAGATGCTTTAGTTGAAATGATAGAAACTAAAGATGTAGATATGCTAAGGCAAACAATTGCTCACGATTATAATGGCTTAATGTCTATTGATGAAGATTTTTTACCAAGATTAAAAGCAAATAAAAAATTATCAGATTTAGTAAATGAGTTACAAACTATAAATAATTAACCCAAAAAGTCAGGGGTGCGACTGACCAACGCACATATATTATGAAACAGAAACAATATAACTTTGAGGCAGTAGTAATAATGATATTAGCTATCTTAGCAACTGCATACATTCAAAATAATTAAACATACTATCCCTGCAACAAACAATCAAATAAATTAAACAATAGGGATGTTGGTTAGTTTCCTAGATGGGCAGGGATATTTTAAAAACTATGACTATGAATAAAAACATTGAAGATTTATTATATCCTAATAATAATAAACTTATACTTAATGATGATGAAATAACTACAACAATAGTAGACTGTGAATTAGATGAATATGAATGTAAGTTTAATGGAGCAGAAGATATACAAATAAATACGGAGGGTTATACCCATATAACATTAGATATTGATACACTTGAATCATTAATAACATTAATTAAGAAAGCAGAAAAGATGTATAATAAAATAAAATAACATTATGAATAACTACGAATTAAAACAAGGCATATTAGACAGGATGGAAATAGAGGGTCTCATTCAAAAGATACAAAGACTTGAAAAGCAATTAGCTGAAAAGGAATTGGAACTTAAAAATATGACTAGGGAATTAATATCATTTCAGGAGGACTTTTATAAAGAATAAACTATGAAAGTAATATTAGCAATTATTATATGGGAGTTAGCCAAATGGATATTCTATAAATTCATAAACGATTAGCAATGAAGTACATAAGATTTTTTATCATTAGTATTCCAATAGCTTGTTTAATATATGTAATTGTATTATCTTTATCCAAAATCAAAAGCATATGTGGAACAAAATAAATGTTTGGCAATACCAACAGATATACAATGTCTATAATTCTAAAGACAAATATCTAACTGAAATAGAAGTCGATTCTAAGCTAGTATCAATAGTCAATAATATGACGGATGCACAGGTTGATAGCTTATCACTAACCGAATTTAGAAAGCTAAAGAGGAGCATTATATTCCTAACTAAACCCATTGAAGGGAAGCCGGTTAAGTATATATCAATTAACAAAAACAAAAGGTATAAGCTAAACTATGATGTGAGCAAGATGCCATTTGCTAGGTATATTGAAAGCAAGGTATTTAGTGAGGACTTATATAATAACCTGCACAAGTTAGCAGCGACAATGGTCATCCCACAGAAAAGGATATTGGGCATTTGGTTCAAACAAAAGTATGATGCTAGTAAGCACGAACAATATTCAGAGGATATGCTGACTGCAAGATTTATAGATGTTTATCACTCGCTTGTTTTTTTTTATCAAGTATACAGAAATTGGATAGAAGTTTCACAGGACTATATGGTGAGCAAAATGATGCAGACAGGGATGACACAGGACAAAGCGAAAGAGGTGGTTCAAGATTTATGCACTACTTTGGATGGCAGTATTCCACCAAACTTATTGCCGAATACGAAAGTTGCACAGTTACGGAAGCGTATGAACTTAGCACAATAGAATGTTTAAATATACTTTCATACTTAAAAGCTAAGAATGATTATGACAAAGAGCAAATAAAGAAGGTTAGATAGATAGTGTTTTTTTGATTTGCTGACCCCTGCCCTAAAAAGGTGGGGGTTAGTTATTTTTGTACCTTTGCCCTATTTATTAGTATGAGTATTAGCAAGTCACAGGCAATAGCTTTAGGGAATGGATTTTTAAATACACTAGGTGAGCAACCTATGAAAGAGGCAGATATGCCTGTCATTGAAAGGATGCTTAGGGACTTTGGTGGTGAGTTTATAAAAGCTGCACAAAAGAATTTAAACAAAAATAAATCTATTGCATCCGGTGCTATTAATGACATTAGACTTGATTTAACAAAGTTTGGAACTAGATATACATTATCACTAGGTTATCCTAAAAGTGAACCGGCTTCTAAGTATTGGGACTTTATAAACAAAGGTGTAAAGGGTACTAAAAACATAAAGGCAGACGGAAATACCCCTTATAAATTTAACCCATCTAAAAAAGCTATTCCAATATCTGCTGCTCAAAAATGGCTTGGCTATAATAAATTGAAAGTAACTGCAGTAAAGAAATATAAGAAATTAGGTGTAGAAGAAAAAGCAATAGATAGTAAAAAGTCATTAGCTTATATGGTGGCTAGGTCAATTCACAGAAAGGGAATAAGGTCAACGCATTATTTTGACAATGCACAAAAAGAAACCTTTGGTAAAAACTTCTATGAAGTTATGGAGGCAGCACTAGGAAAAGATATTCAAATAAAAATTAGACAAATAGGTAAAGAAATAAAAAATGGCAATAACAATACAAAGTAGCCCTGCACCTTATTCAAGTATGCACGATGACTTATGGTTCGTATCAAGTTCAACAAATGTAGGCTTAACTGCATTTAAATTTGTGTATGATGTATATGTAAACAATGCGCAAGTGAGCAGGACAAAGGTATATCCATCTCCATCAGCAGAGGGCAGCTATGGGGTGTTTAATGCATCACCAATGGTACGTTCATATGTAACTAATTACTTTGAACCATCCGGCAGTTCTATATTAGTGGCATCTAATGATAAGATAAAAGTAGATAGCCAAATTAGAGTAGGTGAAGAATATGTAAGTGGTGGCAATTTGATAACTACATCTAACCTTGCATCCGGTGCATTAGCTGCTTATAATTATTACCCACCATTATTTGCAGATATATTATTTGTAAATAACAATACACCATTAGTATTATCCGATTACTACGACAATCTATTATTAGAAAACTTTACAGATGATTGGATAACGGAAAGGGAAACGGAAAAGATTACGATTGAATATGGTGATAATTTTTATGCTACATATTTTAAGATTACTGCAGGTACATATAATGCTTTTGTAGATGTTATAAACGAATCAGGTTCGGTCATAGATACCGTAAGTGGTGGTATAACATTCACAGGTGAAATGAATCTATTTAACTGTCAGGCAGGGCATATAAATACTTTTGCAGGTAGAACATTGGTTACAGAAAATACTTATGGGTATAATGTTTATTTAAAACGAGGGGTGGCAATATCTAGAAAGCTACAGTTTATACAAAAGTGCTATCCTAAATATAGGCAGTACAATTTGCATTTCCTTAATAGGCTAGGGGGTTGGGACACTATGAAGTTTGCATTGGTTAACAAAAGGTCTACTGAATTACAAAGGGCTTCATATAGAAGAAACGATTGGCAGCTATCCGGCAATACAATGTCAAACATTGATTCATATAACAAGTATAATGAAACGACATTGAACTATGCTATTCAGCATAAGGATAAGTTCCATCTAATATCCGATTGGGTAAGTGAACAAGACTATGAATGGTTGGCACAGTTATTCGCAAGTACTATTGTATATATGGAAGTACAAGGTGCTTATTTCCCTGTAACAATTAGCAGCACTAACTATGAATATAAATTAGAAACAAGTGATAAGTTATTTAACTTTGAAATAGATATTGAAATTGGTAAATATTTAACAAGTCAATTTAGATAATGATTAGTACAGAAATATATATAGAAGATAACAGACTAGATTTATTGCAGGACATAAGTACAGAATTTACTTATACCATAGATGACATCACAGATTTTGGAACTAAGAACACATCATTTAGTAAAACAATATCTTTATCCGGTACGGCTAGAAATAACCAAATATTTGGATTTGTATTTGATATTGGCAATGCTAATGAATTTGATGAAACTAAAGCAAATGTAAACTATAATTTCAATGCAAGTAAATCTGCTAAGTGTATTATATATATTGACAAGGTACAAATATTTAAAGGTACATTAAGGGTTTTAGAAATAGTTGTAGATAAAGAAACTATTGAATATCAATGCAGCGTCTTTGGTGAGTTAGGTGGGCTTATGAATGCAATAGGTAATAAGAAATTAGAGGATTTAGATTTTAGTGCTTATAACCACGTTTACAATACAACTAATATTACTGCAAGTTGGGATGCTGCAAGAGGTTCAGGTTATTATTATCCATTGATAGATTACGGAAATGTAAGTACAAATAAAGTAGACTTTCAATATACTACATTTAGACCGGCAATATATATCAAAGAATATATAGATAAGATATTTGCCAATATAGACTATACTTATGAATGTGATTTCTTTTCAACAGATTACTTTAAAAGATTAGTAATACCACACAATCAAAAGCAGTTAACTAAAACGACAAGTGACTTAAACAATGCTTTACTAACTGCACCACAGGAGGTATTAAATATTTCATTTGTTAGATTTACAACAGTTACAGGTTCAGGATTAGTTCCATCAAGTGCTAATTCTAAATTCACATATACAGGTGCTGCTTCATTCAATCTAAAGTTTGACTATAATTTTACCGGCACTTCTACAATGGGAACATTTAGTATTCTTAAAAATGGTGTTACTGTTTATAGTGAATTCTTTAGTGATGACTTTTTTATTAGTGGAACTTTTGAAATACTAATGATACAGAATGATTACATACAATTTAGATTTGCAAATGATGCAGATAATAAAGCAGATAATCCTGTTACAATAAATGATGGTGATGTTAGTTTTAATGCTATTTCTTTAATACCGGTTGCATTATCAATAGGGGATAGTTTATTAATGAATGATTGTATTCCTAAAGGTATATTTCAAAGAGACTTATTTTTAAGCATTTGTAAAATGTTTAATCTTTATGTGTATGATGACAGGTATCAAGAGAATAACATTATCATAAAACCATATATTGATTTTTATGATGTTAACAGTTCCAACGCAAATGATTGGTCTAATAAAATAGACAGGTCAAAGCCTTTAAGCATTAAGCCAATGAGTGAAATGAATGCTAGGTATTACAATTTTAAATTTAAAGAAGATAGCGACTTTTACAATGACAACTATAAAAAGAAATATTCGGAATCTTATGGTGACAGTATATTTGATACTTCATTTGACTTTAGTAAGAATACGGAGACTGTTGATGTAATATTTGCACCATCAGTTTTATTTAAAGCTATTGGAACTGATAAAGTATATCCGGCTATTTATAAAAAGTCTAATGCCAATAGTGCAGAGGATAGTATGGATAGCATAATTAGAATAATGCAAGTAAAGAAAATAGCATCAGTAGCTTCGTGGTCTATTAAAAATTTATCAGCAACGCTATTGACATTAACTTCATACGGTTATGCAGGACATTTAGACGACCCTGCAAATCCACAAAATGATGTTAATTTTGGAGCACCTAAAGAGGTATTTTATAGTTCAGATAATTTCACTAGCAATAATGTGTTCAATGTATTTCATAGTACATATATGTCAGAGATAACGGATAAGAACAGTAAGCTATTAACCTGTTCAGCTTTATTAAATACTATCGATATATTTAATTTAGACTTTAGCAAATATATATGGATAGATGGTGTACTATTTAGATTGAATAAGGTAGAAGGTTATAACCCAATGGAATATAACACAACAAAAATAAGTTTATTAAAAGTAATTGAAACAACGTACTAATGGCAGAGAATTTAAATTTAAATGTAAACGTAGATACCTCAGGTGCTACAAGTTCGGTAGGTTCACTTAAAAAGCAATTAAGAGAGGCGCAACAGGAGGTTATGGCATTGGCTGATAAGTTTGGTGCTACATCAAAACAAGCTGTTGAAGCTGCTAAAAAAGCAGGAGAATTAAAAGATAGAATTGGTGATGCTAAGGCATTGACAGACGCTTTTAATCCTGATGCAAAGTTTAAAGCATTGACTGCTTCGCTATCAGGTGTAGCCGGTGGATTTGGTGCAGTACAAGGTGCTATGGCATTGTTTGGTGCTGAATCAGATAATGTTCAAAAGACATTATTAAAGGTGCAATCAGCAATGGCTATTTCGCAAGGGTTACAAGCAGTAGGTGAAAGTATAGATTCATTTAGACAATTAGGTGCAGTAATACAAAACAATACTTTATTCCAAAAAGCTAACAATGCAGCAATAGCAGCAGCAGGTGTAGTTCAAAAATTATTTACCGGTGCAGTAGATATGACATCTACATCATTTAAGTTTTTAAAAGGCGCAATTGCTGCAACAGGTATTGGGTTATTATTAGTTGCAATAGGTACATTGGTAGCATATTGGGATGATATTAAAGCAGCAGTAAGTGGTGTGACTTCTGAACAAACTAGGTTAAATGAACAAGCTAAATTAAATTTAAAAGCAGAAGAAGATAAGTTAGAAGCAATAGATAGTCAAACCAATCAACTTAAACTTCAAGGTAAATCAGAAAGGGAAATTCTTAATATCAAAATTAAACAAAGTGATGAAGCAATTAAAGCTGCAGAAATTACTTTGCAAAATGCTAAGATTACTAAAGATTTACAATTACAAGCATCAAAAAGAAACTATGATATTTTAAAAGGTATATTAGATTTCATTGCTACTCCTAGTAAGTTATTATGGCAATTATTAGATGCTATAAATAAAGCATTGGGTAAAACTACAAATCTTGCTGCACAAATGCAAGCAAGTAATGATAGTTTAGTTACTCAATTGTTTGACCCTAAAGAAGTTGAATCAGAAGGTAATGCAACAATAAAAGAAGCAGAAAAAACATTAAATGGTTTAAAAGAAAAAAGAGCAGGATATATATTATCAGTTCAAGGTTTAGATAAAGCAGCAGGAAAAGAGGGAGCACAAAGTCAAGCAGAAATTGATAAGAAATTACAAGAGGCAAATGCTATCTTACACGAAGCAAACAAAAAACTAAAGACACAACAGCAGCAAGAGATTCAATCAATAGAAGAAGCATATGCAGAAAAAAGGAAGAAACTTGCAGAAGCAGGAATAAAAGATAATGGTGATTTAGCAAAAGCAGAACAAGCTGAAAAGGATGTAGTAAATGAAAAGTTTAAAAAACAAGACTTAGCAAAAGAAGAATTATTTCAAAAAGAATTAAATAAAATAAAACTTGAAAGCAAGTTAATAGGTATTAAGAATGAATATGAAAAAGCTAAAGAACAATTAGAAGCAAACTATTTATTACAATATCAAGATATTGAAAAAAATGAAACATATAATGCAGAACAAAAGATTGCTTTAAAAGCTGCACTTCAACTAAAAGAAAATGCTGAATTAGATGCATTGAAATTAGTTTCAGATAAAAAGAAAGCAGAAGAAGATATTACTGACTTAGATAAAGAGATAGCAAAAAATGTTGGAAAATTTGATATTCAAAAAGAATTATTAGATAAGAAAGATTTGTTATTAAAGGAATCTTTTGATAAAGGTTTAATTTTAGAGACTGCATATAATGCAGGAGTTGAAGCCAATTCAAAGGCTAGGGTTGATATTGATAAAGCAGAGGCACAAGCTAAGATAGAAAATGCACAAAAAATATCAGCATTACTTGGTGGACTATCTGATGTAATGGGTAAAGAAACTGCAGCAGGTAAAGCATTCGCAGTAGCAAGTGCAACCATTGATACATACTTAGCAGCACAAAAGGCTTATCAAGCAATGGCAGGGATTCCTGTTGTTGGCCCTGCATTGGGAGCAGTTGCAGCAGGTGTTGCAATAGCAGGTGGTATAAAGAATGTAAAAGCTATTATGGCAGTAAAGACACCAACAGGCGGTGGAGGTTCAGCACCATCACTACCAAATGTATCTACTTCTGCACCTATGACACCGGCTGCACCACAAGCACAGACTACAAACATTAGCCAACAGTCAATTAACCAAATGGGCAATCAAGCAGTAAGGGCATATGTGATTGAGACTGATGTAACAAGCAACCAACAAAGAGTAGAAGCAATAAAACAAAGGGCACGATTTAGTTAATATTTAAAATAAATATATTTATAGTTATGGAATTACCTTTATATATGTTGGAAATATCTGATGATTTAAATGATGATGCAGAGGTGCAATTCGTTTCATTAGTAGATAGACCTGCAATTCAAAAGAATTGGAATGCATTTAAAAATGAACAGAAGTTTCAAATTGTTAGTGAAGATAAGCATATTATTAGTGGCTGCGCTATGTTGGCTGACACTCCTATCTTTAGAAGTGATGCTAATTTTGGTGATTACTATGTTGCTTTTTCTAAAGACACGATTGTTAAGATTGTGCAAAAGTATTTTAAGAAAGGGTATCAAAACAATGTGAACCTAATGCACGACCCTAACCAAATTGAAACAGGGGTAACAATGTTTGAGAGTTTTATTAGTGATAAGACAAGAGGCATACACCCAATGAAAGGATTTGAGGATGCACCGGATGGCAGTTGGTTCGTTTCTATGCTAGTGGAAAATGAAGATGTATGGAATCAAGTAAAGCAAGGGAACGTGAACGGATTTTCTATTGAGGGTATATTTAATTATTCCCCTAAAGTTTCAAAAGAACAACAGGTAATGAGTGAAATATATAAAATATTAGAAGAAGTTGAATTAGGAGGGCCGGGAAGTGGTAGGCAACCTGAGGGTGGTGGTGATAAAGAATCAACAGGTGATGGTAAAATAAATGGAATGACACCTGAAGAAATAGCAGCTAAATATCAAAAAGATGCACAGGCTAGTGTAGATAAATTAACAAGTTCTAATGACCCTGATTATGGTACAGATAAATTATATCAAGATAAAGATGGTAATTATAATGAAGAAAGAACTGCTTTTCACGAAAGTATAGTGCAGGATAAAATAAATCAAGGTTCTACTAATTTAGGTACTACTTTTTTTTTAGGTGGCGCACCTGCAACAGGTAAAAGTTCATTAGAAAATTCAGGTCAGGTTGTATATCCACAAGGGATATTAAGAGTAGACCCTGATGCAATTAAAGAAACATTGCCTGAATATAATAAGATGAACCAAAATAAGGAATCAAAGAGTGCTTCATTAGTTCACGAAGAAAGCTCAAAGATTACAAAAGATGTAATTAATAATGCTGCTAATATGAAAATGGATGCAGTTATTGATACAGTTGGTGATGGTACATTTGAAAAGGTTGCAGAAAAAGCACAACAACAAAGGGATGCAGGAAAAAGAGTAGTGGCACACTATGTTACTACAGATGTTCAAACATCATTAAATAGGGCAGCATCAAGGGCAGAAAAAACAGGTAGAAATGTTCCAACAGATTATATTAAAGATATGCATAAAGAGGTATCTGCTATATTCCCAAAATTAGCTACAAATAATACTTTTAATGAATTGCATCTATACGATAATAATGGAGCTACCCCTAAACTTATATATAGCAAAAAAGATGGTATTGAAACCATCTTAAATAAAAATGCTTATAATAGCTTTTTAAAAAAGGCTAAAGGTTAGAAGGAATGTAAGGAATTTGACCGTTCTTTTTCATTTCTTCTAATTGAGCAGCAACCTGTTCTTCATAAGCATTGGCAGGTTTTTTACCATTAATCAATTGGATTAAGACCTTTTCTTTTGGGTCAATCTGAATTGGCTTGTTATCTATTATCACTTCTTTCATATATGTAATTTAAGGTATTTATTATAAATAGCAAAATCTAATTTATTAAGCATACCAACTAGAATAAACTCCTGATTCTGCATTTGCATACTCGCAGAAACAACCATGTTTAGCTGCAATGTGATAGCTAATGCTTCCGTTATAATTTACTGAAATATTAATTCTTTTAAGAATTGGTTCGCCTACAAAATAATCTTTAACAGGCTTAACACTTGCACTCATAAAACCTTCTGAACCTGCAACAGTGCTACTAGCAATTTCTCTTAAAATTACTGATTTTTCTTTAATTTTAACAATTTGATAGAAGTCAATGTTAGTTTGGTCATATCCCCAACTATTGTAAAGAATCATACCTTCTTTGAAATTGTGGTTCATAACCTTTTGGGCTTCTTTCTTTTTAGCTTTTCTTTCATTTTGTGAATTGATATTAGTTTCTACTCTTTCAATCCATTCAGTACAGAATTCATTCATTCTTTCAATGCTTCTGAATCTGAAATTAAATAAAGGCTTAGGAAATCTTGCTTTACTTTTGATTCTTACACAATAAGCAATAATAAGTGGTTCTTCTTTAATTGAAAGGTGAAAACCAAGACCTTCATACTTTGCGATTAAATTTTTCATAGTTGTTATTTTAATTTGTTAGGAAATTTAATAATATGTGATAATTCTATTTCGTAAAATTTATACCTTCCTTTCTCTTGTTTTACTACAAAATTGTCCAATTTACCTTTGATTCCGACAATATCGTAGCTTATCCCATTAGTAGTTTGATAGGGTATTAATTTGTAGCTACTTGAATAAAAATAGTTATTTACCATTTTTTCAGCATCTTCCAATTTAGGTGATGAACTTAATAACTTAGTGTTAAATAATTTCATAATTTTTTAGTTTTATTAGTTAATTTTTTAATTAATGTTCTTTTGGTGAATTCATTATCTGCATAATAATTTCAAAACTACTAGGAACTCTTTCAAGTTCATCTAATTTATCTGATAATTCATTCCATAAATCCCCATTTGGGAAATTGTTTTCTACTTCAAATTCCATTTGTTTTTTTAATTCATTTTTTTCATAATTGATTTTTTATTTGATTAATAATTGAATAATAACTGAAACGATAGCTGAAACGATTAAAAGCAGAAACATCTTAACTTCAATCGGAGGGGGGAGAATCTTGTGGCTCATAGTGTTTGTCATTTGATTACATAACGAAAGTACACAGGTTTTGTACATCTTCCAAACAATTAGGCACCTTTTTTAAAAAATGTGTTGAACGGTAAATAATAAGGATAAGTGGTTAAGTGATAAACTAGGCTATATATTAACATTTAAAGAAAAATAAAATGAATCCAAAAGAAGCATTAAAACAAATTAAGGCATTATTCGAAGATATGCCACAAGTTGTTGAACCTGTTGCACCTGTAGAACCTACAGTTACAAAGGTAGAGATGGCTGAATATTCTTTAGTAGATGGTACTAAGGTTATGATTTCCGCTTTGGAAATTGGTGGTATGGTAGAGATGGCTGACGGTACTCCTGCTCCACAAGGTGAGCATCAACTAATGGATGGTACAATTATCCAAGTTGATGAGTTAGGTGTAATCGTAGAAATAGCATCTCCTAAAGAAGATGTTATTGTTGAAGAACCTGTTGCACCGGCTGCACCTGTTGCACCTGCACAAGATACAACTGCAATGGTTGCAGAATTAAAGGCAGACTTCGCAGCACAAAAAAGTCAATTAGAAACAAAGATTGCTGAATTAGAGAGCAAAGTTAAACAAGGATTTGCACAAGTAGCTGAATTAGTAGAAGCACTTTCAAATACCCCAACTGCTGAACCTACTCAAAAAGCAGCAAACGCATTTCAATCTTATGTAAGTACTAATGATAGTAAATACGAGAGATTAGAGAAATATAGAAACGCAATTTTAAACAAATAAATTTATAACAAATGTCATTTTCAGTAAGTACATTAACAAACTATACAAAAGAAAACGAAGCATCATTGGTGACTTCTTCTGTATTAGGAGCAAAAACTGCAGCTTTAATTAAGAGTGCAGGTAACGTAATGGTTGGAGTTAAATCCGCAGAAACCATTAACATTATGGACACAGATGCTTTTTTCCAAGCAGGTGGGTCTTGTGGTTGGAACGCATCAGGTACAACTTCTTTCACACAAAGAACTGTAACAGTAGGTAAAATCAAAGTACAAGAGGCTTTATGTCCAAAGGCATTAGAAGCTAAGTATTTACAAAAGGCTTTACCAACAGGTTCTCAGTATGATTCAATTCCATTTGAGCAAGATTATTCTGATAGAAAAGCTAAAACAATTGCTTCTCAATTAGAGACTGCTATTTGGCAAGGTGATACTGCTTCTGCTAACGGTAACTTAAACAAGTTTGATGGTTTAATCAAATTGATTGGTGCTGCTAGTGGTGTAGTTGATGCTAACGTATCAGGATATGTTTCAGGTGCGCCATTAAGTTCTATCACTTCAGCTAACGTAATTAGTTTATTTGATGGTATTTATAAAGCAATCCCTGCAAAAGTTGTATCAGCAGATGATATGGTGATTGTATGTGGTGTTGATACTTTCAGAACTTACACTATTGCATTGAAGAATGCTAATATGTTTAATTATTCTTTTGATGGTAAAGCTGATAGCGAATTCGTATTGCCGGGGACTTCAATCAAAGTTATTGCTTTGAATGGTTTAAACGGAACTAATGATTTATATGCAGTAAGACTTAGCAACTTGTTCTTAGGTACAGACTTATTGAACGAAGAAGAGAAATTTGAAATCTTCTTTGCTAAAGAGGCTGATGAAGTACGTTTTGCAGCAGAATTCAAAATGGGTGTGAACATTGCATTCCCTGATGAGATTGTAAAAGTAGCTATCTAATTATAAAGGGGAGTTGAAACATACTCCCCATTTTTAAATAAAATAAAATAAAATATTATGGCATGTGCATTAACACAAGGATATACCCTTGATTGTCGTGATTCCCTAGGTGGAATTACAGAGGTTTATTTTATTGCAAGTTCGGATATTACTTCAAGTACAGAAGCTAGTGGTGTTATTACTGCTTTAGTAAAAGCTACAGGTAAGAAGTTTTACAAATATGAGTTAACAAAAGGAACTTCAATGTTTACTGAAAACGTAGCATCGAATGTTCAAAATGGTACCTTGTTTTTCACTCCTGAATTAACAATAATCTTAAATAAATTACAAGCAAATACGAGAAATGAAATTCTTTTATTAGCACAAAATAGACTTACAGCAGTTGCCAAAGACAACAATGGTAAGTTCTTTATGCTAGGTAAAACAAGGTCATTGGATTTGACTGCCGGTAGTGCTGCAACAGGTACTGCTGAGGGAGACAGAAGTGGTTATACATTAACATTCACAGGAGCTGAACCTGCTTTAGCACCTGAGGTTAATAGTACAGTAGCTGCTGCTCTTACAACTGCAGGATAGTTTACAGTTTTTCATAGTTAGTTCCCCTGCCTAGTTTTCTAGGTGGGGGTTTTTTGTTCACCTTATTCAAT